ACCGTACAAAGGGTACGTTTACTGCGTAGGAATTCCAGAAACGCATTCGTTTATTGCCCGTCAGGACGGCAGTGTTTGGGTGTCGGGGAATACTTGGGTCAAAAAAATGTTTATTGATCCTTCGCCGCCTAATAGATCGTTTCCGGCTCAAGACATTGACTCTGAAGAAATACTTAGATATCCTGATACTCATGAAAAGGCCGGAGAGCCATTATTTAATCGGCGATTTATTCCGGCGACTCTAAGAGACAATCCATACCTTTTTGAAGGTGGCCAATATGAGGCTAACCTTCTTTCGCTGCCAGAGATGCAGCGTCGGCAATTGCTGGAGGGAGATTGGAACCTTGCAGAAGGCGCAGCATTCCCTGAATTCAGAACATCTATTCACACTTGTGAACCTTTCGAGATTCCCGATGACTGGCGAAGGTTTCGCAGTTGCGATTATGGTTATAGTTCATACAGCGCAGTTCATTGGTTTGCGATAGATCCGAATTACGAGACCTTATACGTTTATCGAGAAATGTACGTCTCAAAGCACACCGGTAGAGATCTGGGTGCGGCAGTAATGGAAGCGGAACGAGGTGAAAGCATTCAGTACGGCGTACTCGATAGTTCCTGTTGGCACCAGCGGGGACAGCTTGGTCCTTCCATCGCAGAAGAGATGATTTCAATGGGCTGTAGGTGGCGTCCCTCGGATAGAACGAATGGCGCTAGGGTAGCCGGTAAAAACAGGTTCCATGAATTGTTGAAGATTGACGACCGGATTGCATTACCCGGAATCATTTTCTTCAATAATTGTCGGCAGATCATTGCGGATCTTCCGGTTATTCCGACAGACCCTAAAGGTAGCGACGATATTGACCCCCGTTACGCACAAGATCACGCTTACGATAGTGTTCGTTACGGAATTATGAGCCGTCCCCGTGCGGCTTCACCATTTGAAGAAATTGGTAAGTACGCTCCTGCTTCAGGCTGGAGACCCGCTGATTCAAGTTTTGGGTATTAAATTATGGCATTGATGGAAAAGCCCGAGAACGCCATCGAAGAAGGTGGAACGTATCTCAAAGAGGACGGAACCGAGCAGGAAGCTGCTCAGGAGAACCTTGAGTACTCTGGTTTAGCTGCGTATATCCACGGGCGGTATACCCGCGCTAAGGATCAGCGTCAGCAGGACGAAGAGCGTTGGGTAAAGTCTTACCGGAACTACCGTGGACTGTACGGCCCGGATGTCCAGTTTACCGACCATGAGAAGTCTCAGGCTTTCGTTAAGATCACCAAGACAAAAGTTCTGGCGGCGTATGCTCAGATTTCTGATGTTCTTTTCTCTGGTAACAAGCTGCCTGTCGGTGTTGAGCCAACAAAGGTTCCCACGGGTGTAACCACTGTAAGCTTTGACCCTAAGCGCCCCAGCAATGAACAGATCGAGGAACGCCTTGGGTCTGAGTCTCCCGAAGCTGCCGATGCGATGAAGCTTAACACTCGCCCAGAAATCCTTGAGATGCTGGGGGGGTACAAGGACAAGCTTGAGGACGTAGAAGATAGCCTTGAGCAGGGAGCCGGTAGCACCCCGGACGCGGCCACTTTCGACCCTGCCCGAGAAGGCGCTTTGCGTATGGAGCGTCTGATCCACGACCAGATTGAAGAGAGCGAAGGCAGTAAGCATCTTCGTTCGTTTGTATTTGAGATGTGCCTTTTTGGCACCGGCATCATGAAGGGTCCGTTCGCGTACGATAAAGAGTACCCAAAGTGGAATGAGGACGGTGAGTACGATCCTGTTTTTGAGACGGTAGCCAAGTCTGAGGCTGTTTCCATCTGGAACTTCTACCCAGACCCAGACGCTCGAAACATCTCCGAGGCCGAGTACACTGTACAGCGCCACCGTTTCACTAAGCATCAGCTACGCCAGCTTAAAAAGCGTCCGATGTTCCGTGATGAGAGCATCGAGATCGCGATCGATAACGGTCCAAATTACATGGCCGAGTGGTGGGAAGATGTTCTGGAGGATAACTCCCGCACAGAAGACTTCAGCCGCTATGAGGTTATGGAGTATTGGGGTTACGTAGACCGCGAGGAAGCGGAGTTGGCGGACCTCGATATTCCTGAAGAACTTGAGGATAAGGAAGAGATTCAGGCGAACGTCTGGGTTTGTAACGGACAGATCCTCCGTTTGGTCCTCAACCCGTTTAAGCCAGAGCGCATCCCCTACAACGCTGCGCCCTACGAACTGAACCCGTATTCGTTCTTCGGTATCGGTGTTGCTGAGAACATGGAAGATACTCAGCTGCTGATGAACGGCTTTATGCGTATGGCCGTCGATAACGCAGCCCTATCGGGTAATCTACTGATCGAAATCGATGAGACGAACCTTGTCCCCGGACAGTCGATGGACGTGTACCCGGGTAAGGTCTTCCGTCGTCAGGCGGGCGCACCGGGTCAGGCGATTTTTGGTACGAAGTTTCCGAACGTCAGTAACGAGTGCATGATGATGTTCGACAAGGCTAGGCAGCTGTCGGACGAGTCCACTGGTGTGCCATCCTTCTCCCACGGTTCGACCGGCGTTATGGGTGTGGGGCGTACTGCATCAGGCATGTCTATGTTGATGGGTGCTGCTGCTCAGAGTGTTAAGGCAGTTGTTCGGAATATCGACGATTACCTTCTATCGCCGTGGGGACGGGCCCACTTCGCGTTTAACATGCAGTTTAACTTCGACAAGATTTTCCTTGGCGATCTTGAGGTGGTTGCTCGCGGTACTGAGAGCCTCCTGCGTAACGAGGTCCGGTCGCAGAAGTTGTTGCAGTTTATGCAAATGACAGCCAATCCGACCATGGCACCGTTTGTTAAGTACGATTACATCCTGCGTGAGTTGGCCAAGTCGATGGATCTGCACGAGGACAAGATCCTCAATGATCCTCGGGAAGCGGCTATTCAGGCTAAGATGATGGCAGATATCGCGGCTATGATGCCGCAGCAGTCCCCCGCTGAGGGTGCCCAAGGTGGTGCCCCTGCCCCAAGCGATCCAACAGGTAATGGCGCAGGTAACATTGCGCCGGGCGCAGCCCCTACCCCAGATGAGGCTGGCTTCACTGGCGGCGGCGGTGGTGCCAATGGTGGTGGACAGCCCGCTCCTCAACCAGCACGTCCACAAGCTAGAGCGTAATGGATAAAAAGTTTTACCGACACATTCTGCCGTTCGTGAATGACCCGACGGCGTATCCTCTTTTTCAAGAATATATAGCTGCACGAATTGAGCAGTACCGTGACTCTCTAGAGAAAATGAGCAGTCACGACGAGGTCATTAAAACGCAGGGGCGTATTTCTGAACTGAGACGCCTCCAACATCTCAAAGAAGAAGTACAACAAGAAGCCAAGTAATTCGCACTACACAGGAATTGTGACAATGAATAAGTACCGTCGAAAAGAAGACGATCCGCGTCAGGATGAGAAATACCGCCGCGTAGAAGAGGATAGTTCTGCACCAGAGTCTGAAGAGGAGCCGATGGAGGCTGCTTGCGGTGGCTACGCCGGGGGCATGAGCATGATGGGTGAAGGTCTTATGGGGCCGGATATGCTCACTGCTACCATGTACAGCGGAAAAGATCCTGTATCGGGAAACCCGGTGCCTATCGGTGCCGATGAAGAGAATGTCCGCGACGACATTCCGGCGATGATCAGCGAAGGCGAGTACGTTCTCCCTGCCGATGTGGTCAAGTACCACGGCCTTAAGGGCATCCTAGATTTCCAGAATGAGGCACGTCAGGGGCTTATGTCCATGGCAATGGAAGGTCTTATTCAACAGATCGATCCGGAAATGGAAGAGTCGGAGAGTACGCTTTCGGCTAGCGAAAAATATGACCAGTTGGCTGATCATACTGAAGATGCTGGAATGGAAGTATCAGAAGAGAACGGTGAAATTGTAGTCACTGATCCTGATGACGAAGAGTATGAAACGCCAGAGGGCAATGAGGTTGAGGAAGCTGAGTTTGTGGTCGAGGAAGAGACCATGGAGCAGGAAGAGCCGACTGAAGAGGATATGGAAAACACCTACCCTACCAAGCCCGGTCAGATGGCGGTCCGCAATACTCCAAAAATTGTTTTTATGCGCTAAGGCGCTCCACGAATTGCGGTCTGGGCTACCCGCAAAACCCCGGTAAACACCGGCTACTTTTCGGCCCCCAAGGAGAAGATTAAGTATGTCTCGTTACGCACGTAAGGAAGACTTGGAAGACGATAAGAGTTATTCGGAGATGCTTGCAGAGCAGCAGGGTACACAGGAACCTGCAGCAGAAGGTGAAGGGCAGCAGACTGCAGCTGCTCCAGAAGATGAGTCATTTAAGAAGCGGTATGGCGATCTGCGCCGCCACCTTCAGTACAAAGAGCAGCAGTACCAGCATCAGATCGATGAACTGAAGACTCAGCTGGACTCGGCCACCAAGGAACAGATCAAGTTTCCGAAGACGGACGAGGAAGTCGAGCAGTGGGCCAAGCGGTACCCTGACGTTGCTGCTATCGTAGACACTATCGCTCGTAAGCGGGCTGGTGAAATGCTTTCTGAGGGCGAGAAGCGTCTGGAGAAGGTGGAGGAGATGCGCGATCAGGTGGTCCGCGAGAAAGCAGAGCAGGAACTTATGCGACTGCACCCTGACTTCTCTGAGATCCGCCAAGACCCAGCTTTCCATGAATGGGCACAGATGCAGTCCCAGTGGGTGCAGAACGCACTGTACAAGAACAACACGGATGCCAAGGCGGCGTCTGAGGCGATCGATTTGTACAAATACCACAAAGGCATCAAGGCTCGGAAAAAGTCTTCCAGCAAGGACGCCGCATCCGCAGTGGACACCCGTAGTGCGGGGGCTCCTTCTGGAGGTGGGCGCAAGAAGTTCACGGAATCGATGGTGCAGAATATGTCGCCACGCGATTACGAGAAGAACGAGGAAGCAATTTTCGAGGCAATGCGGAAAGGTGAGTTTGAATACGACCTTTCGGGCGGCGCTCGATAATTTAATTGGGGGATACGTCCCCCTTTTCTTTTAAATATTGTTGAATTAATTGAGTATTAACCAATCAATCTATTGCATGTTAAAATTTTAATGTGCTATAATTGTCCATAAGCCAAACTGGCTTTCTATTTTAACCTCTAACATTTTCTTAGAGGCTTATGTCTGACCTACCTTAGTAGGATCAGCATCCGAAACCCAAAGCCCTGTCCTATATCAGCTAACCTTTGGTTTTCAGGCCGCACTAGCAGAAGAATTTGACGTGAAGTCTACCAGTTAGAAGTAGGCCCGTAATAACTCGGACGGCCATCTGAAGTTATTACGCACCCTGCCTTCAGCTGCCACGGATATGTCCACTTCTGTGTCTTGTCAGAAAGACCGGTTTTATCCGGTTCTCATGCCATTTCACACTTGGAGGATTTTAATCATGGCATTTCCTACAGCATCAGGTTACGGCAATCTGCCGAACGGGAATTTCTCTCCCGTAATTTATTCGAAAAAGGTCCAGAAGACCTTCCGCAAGTCCTCGGTTGTCGAGGGCATCACCAACACCGACTACACCGGCGAGATTGCCAACTTCGGCGATAGTGTTCGCATTATCAAAGAGCCGCAGATTGACGTGGTCGATTACAAGCGTGGCACCAGCCTGAGTTCACAGGATCTCAGCGATGCCGACTTCACCATGGTTGTGGATCAGGCTAACGCCTTCCAGTTTCAGGTG